ATGGACCACATGGTGCGCGCCTGGGCACAGCGGCGCATCGTGCAGCGCCAACGGAGACGCGCCGGCTGCCAACACCGCGGAGTTCACATCGCTCCCCACGATGTATTTTGTCGAGTATGAGAAGGGCGCGACCGGAAGCCTGACGGTCGATTGCCAGAACAGCTACATCTATTCGTACAGCACGACGGGCGATTTCACCGCGACTTACCTGATGCGGGCGGCGCGGGGATCGAACCTGCAACTGGCGGCAAACTGGCAGTACTACTCCGGAGCGATCGGCGGAAACGCCTGCACCTCCGGTAACTGGCAATCCGGATTTTCCGGTTCCACGATGATTGTGGGCGGCAGTATCACGATTCAAAGCTCGACGAATGCCGTGGTCTACATTCCGGGGTACGGATACGTCCTCGGAATGATTGCCAACTATACGCCGGCGGCGTGGTTTTATTCATCCGCCTCGATCACCGGGCCATGGGTGGAAGTATTCCAGGATGGCGCGGCGGCAAACCTTTACGGCTTCACCGGGCCGCTCCTGCATACTCTGACGACGGACGGCAGCGGCAATATCCACATCTGGTTCGCATTCTCAGGATCTTCTACTCTCGACACCGGCGCTGGAAGCACGCCATACAGTCCGCACTTTCGAGAGATGACGATCAACGCGCCATAAAAGACATGCCCGAAGAATGGCTCGAAGACGACGAAGACGACGTCGTGGCGATAGCCGCGCCGGGCCGCTTGCACCACTTAACGCGCAGCGTCGTGATGACGCGGAAAACACCCCCAAAAAAATGTATCTTTGCAGCGACCTCATAATCAGCGCTTTCCGTAAAATCAGCGTGCTTGCCGCGGGCGAAACGCCCAATTCCGACGAGTACGCGGACGCGCTCGCATCGCTCAACGTGATGCTCGAATCGTGGAGCGCGGAACAGATCGCGGTCTACCAGATCGTGAACTCGCCGCAACCGCTCGTCGCGACTCAGCAGACGTACACGATGGGAATCGGCGGAAACTTCAGCGTCCCACGCCCGCTCAAGATCGAAAGCGCCGGCATCATCACGCCTGACCTCTTGCGCCACGAAATGAAGATTGTCGGCGCGCTCGATTGGGCAAAGATCGAGGAAAAGGCGCTCACCGGCAAGCTCCCAAAGGTGCTCTATAACGACAACGCCTACCCGCTGCTCAACCTGAACGTGTGGCCGATCCCGAACGCGACCGGCGGCGCTCCGACGCTCGATCTATACGTGTGGGCGCAGCTCCAGCAATTTGCAACGGTGGGTGACACGTTCTCAATGCCTCCCGCTTATTTCCGGGCACTCGTTTACAACCTCGGTCTCGAACTCGCGCCCGAGTACGGGAGCCAGGCGCAAGCCGCGGCGGCCGGAATAGCTGGTATAGCAGCTTCGTCGAAAAACGACGTGGTCACCTTGAACGCGTCGAACGCGATCGCGCAGGAGCCCAGCGCGCTTCCGCCGTCGGCTCCGGTACCGGCGCAAGGACAGTAACCCATGATCCTCCAAGACCTCATTCAAGATGCGCTGACCGTGTGCGGACGCCTCGGCGCGGGGCGCAAGGCGGGCCAGAGCGAAAGCGACGTTGCCCTTTACATCGTCAACCGGCTGCTCGATAGCTGGAGTGTGAAGCGCCTGACCGTGTATGCGGTCGCGCTGAACACGTACGCGCTCGTCGCCGCGACGGAAAGCTACACGATCGGCATCGGCGGCGTGTTCAATGCGCCACGCCCGATCGTCCTCGAATCGGCGAACATCGTCGCCTCGATCGAGTCGTCAACCGCTCATTTTCCGCTTCAGATTATCGGCCAGATCGAGTATGCGGCGCTCGAAACCTATGCGGATCAAAGCATCATTCCAAAGAAGCTTTACATCGACGGCGCGTTCCCGCTCTCGACGATCTATCTCTATCCGATTCCCGCGACGAACACACACCTTGACCTCTACACGTGGCAACCGCTGACTCAGTTCGCCCCGCCGGCAGGAACGGTCAGCACGGTCGGCACCGCGGTCACCTTCGTCACCGGGGCGCAGTTCTCGACGGAATGGGTGAGCACGAATAACCCACCGTGGCTCGCTCCGTCGATCACTATCAACGGCGTGGCCTACACCATCGCGAGCGTGCAGAGCGCGACCGCGTTGACGCTGACCGCGACCGCGGGCGCTCAGACGGACGTGGCCTACAGCGCTTCCGTGTTTCTCGCCGCGGTGTCGTTTCCGCCTGGCTACGGCCGTGCCTTGACTGACAACCTGGCCGTTGAACTCGCACCGTCATTTGCGCTCAAGGTCACCGCTGAACTCGCCTCGATCGCGACGGCGAGCAAGGAAGCGATTGAGAGCGTGAACGCGCGCATGGTCCCTCAACCTGAGATCGCGGCGCAAGGCGCAGCGGAAACGCAGCAAGGCAACAAACAGTGAGATTCGGCGAGGAAGGATTTCACGTCCGTTCCAGCGTCAGGGATTTTTAACTCAAGGCCCCTTCTGAGGTTTCGAGCCTCAGCCGTGACTGCAGCACTTTGGCCCCTCGAAGGGCCATACCCGCCTGATACTGGCCGGATGCCTCACTAGCACGGTAGCTGTCTATCTCCCTCACCCTTCGCTTTGGGGTGTTAATTTTGCCGGCGCACGAACTCCACGCCGAACCCCGATTATCGCTTATTTCCATGACACTCCGCGACTTACTCCGCTCCTCATTCCGCCTGATAGCCGTACTCCGCGAGGGGCAAGGGCCGAACGTCGATGACATCACCGACTCGCTTGTCGTGCTCAACGCGATGCTCACGACGTGGAGCGTCGACCGGCTCTTCATCTTTTGCATTCGCTCCGATCAATACAACTTGGTCGCGAACCAGCAAACCTACCAGATTGGCGTCGGCGCTCCTGACTTCGACGCGCCGCGTCCGATCCGGATCGATCGCGCTGCGGTGATTTACACACCGTCCGGCGAGTACTCGCCAGAGCTTCCCTTGGGCCGGCTGACCGCCCGCGGCTGGGAAGACCTGAACATTAAAAACATCACGTCGACGATTCCGACGAACTTCTACGCGGACAATCAGTACCCTTTTTGCAATATCAACCTGTGGCCGATCCCCACGCAAGTGCTCCCGTTCCTGCTTTACACGTGGCAGCAGATCACGACGGGCTTCACGCCGTCGCAGCTCGACACGGAGCTAAGTTTTCCGCCGGGTTATGAGGACGCGATCCGCTACAACCTGGCCGTGCGCCTGGCTCCGGAGTGGGACAAGCCGTTGCGCGCCGACGTGCTCACTCTCGCCCGCGAATCGAAAGCGTTCATTCAGAGCTTGAACGCGCCCGCGCCTGTGCTCACGTGCGACCCCGCGATGCTGGGGCAACGCGGCGGCGGAATGTACTTTTCGCATTTAACGGGTCAGATGGAATCGCACTAGAGCCCTAGCATTTCGCGGACGGTGATTCCAGGGCGTTTCTTTGACGCAATACGCATCCGTTCACAGAGGGCCTCTGCTTCCTGGGTAACCGGGCTTTTCCGTGGGGCGCGAAGGTGCTTCACCCATGCCCGCGTTTGCTCGTAGGAAGCATCAAGCAAGCGGAGTTTTTTGTTCCTCAATCCCAGTATTCCTATCGGCAGGTGCTCGAATTCTGGAAACTGATATTGCTCATGCTTCTCGTGGGCTTCTTTTCTCCGCGCTGCTCGGATACTGCGCAGGAAAAACCCGTGCAGAATGCCGCCCACCTGATGGGTGGCCCACTCTTGTTTTTCGCCCTCTTCTCCACCACTAGGGGTTGCGGTTAGGCTCTTCAGAAGCTCATCCGCTAGTAACTTTGCGAGCTGAATCGCTGGCGTGTTCGGGGCTGAAAGCTCCAGGTTTTTGAAAAACTCCTCGGGCCTGGTAGGTTGGTCTTGCATCCGGGAAATCTCCTTTCTCGCGTGCCATGAGGCAGGACCGTTTTCAGCCGGTCGCTGCCTCAACCATCCTACGCCCACCTAACGCATGTCTGCTCAAACTTTCGACAATTTCATCGGCGGTAGCTACGCGAGCTTGTCTCCCAATCTCGCGGCGGACACGTGCGTCAATTTGTACTACGAGTCCGCCGAAACCGGCACGGGCAAGAACAAAGCCGCGTTATACGGCACGCCAGGCCTCCAGCAGTTCAACCAACTCCCGACGTCACCAGTCCGCGGCGTGCTTGTGGGCGAAGACTTGTTCTTCGTGGTCTCGGGCGCGGTCTACTACCAGGTTTTCGCGGACGGCACGTTTCAGGCGCGCGGAAGCGTCGGTAACGATGGCAACCCCGCCCTCATGTTCGAGAACGGGACGCAAGTGCTCATCGTTTCCGCGGGCGTCGCGTATTGCGACGGGGGCGGACCTGGTGGCCTCGGCATTCCGATTGACTGGGCTGACCAGGCCGGAATTTGTAGCACCTCTGGCACGACGGTAACGCTGATCTCGGGCGGCAATGTCGATATCGGCGATACCGCAGGCATTTTCCCTCCGGACGCGGCCGGCCAGCAAGTCACGATTAACAACGTTATTTACACCATCGCGAGCGTCACGAACGCGACCACGATGGCGCTCACCAGCTCCGCGGGCACGCAAACCAACGTGACCTACTTCGGGCCTGGCGGACCGGTTCCCTGCATGTTCCAAAACGGGACGGGCACGGTCGACACGTCCGGCACGGCCGTCACGTGGGTCGCGGGCTCGACGTTCGACGACTCGAACGTTGGAAACCAATTCATCATCAACGGCACTTACTACACGGTCGCGAGCGTCACGGACTCCACGGACCTTGTCCTGACCACGCCCGCGGGCTCGCAGAGCGGCGCCGCGTACGCGTCGAACTATCCTGTCACGGCGTCCAGCGGCGCGTTTCTGGACAGCTATTACATCGTTTCGACGCCAGGCACGCGCAATATCCAGATATCCGCGCCAAATGACGGGAAAAGCTGGAATCCGATCGACTACGCGGTCAAAGAGGCGTATCCGGACGGGATTCAAGCGCTGCTCGCAGACCATGAACAGCTCTGGTTATTCGGCGACAAGACTATCGAGGTTTGGCAAGACACAGGAGCCGCGGCGTTCCCGCTGCAGCGCATCCCCGGCGCGCTCATCCTGACCGGCATGCCGGCCATCTACACCGCGGCGTCCGTCGCCGGTACGGTAGCATGGCTGGGCGGCGATCAGCGCGGGCGGACTATCGCGTACGCGGCGAACGGCTTCATTCCCACTCGCATCTCGACGCATGCCGTGGAAACGGCCTGGGCTCAGGGCGCGGTGGGCGACGCGACGTCGTTCGCGTACACGGACGGCGGACACAACTTCTGGGTAATCAGCTTCCCATCGCAAGATTGCACGTGGGTTTACGATTTCACGGAGCAGCTCTGGCATCAGCGCGGCTGGTGGGACGGGGCCACGCTTCACCGCGTCCGCGGCGCAACTCACGGCTACACGTTCGATCAACACATCGTAGGCGACTGGGCCACCGGCCAGCTTTACTCGATGAGTACATCAGATTACGATGATGCCGGGCAAACGATCTATCGCGAGCGCGCTGCGCCTCACGTTTCCGGGCCAATGCTCGCGCTCGCGAACCCCTCCGGGACCTCGACCAATTCGCCGTTTCAGAACAATCTGACGTTCTATTCGCGCTTCATCCTCGATATGGAAGCGGGCGTCGGCACGGGCGGAATCGGGGCGAACGCGTATACGACGGCGTGGGTCGCGCAGGCCTCTGTCGTGGTCACTCACAATCTCGGAACCACCGCGGTAATCGTCGAAGTGATGGACTCGACCGGCCTGGTGAGTCTGCCGGATTCCATCACGGTTTCCGGGCCGAACACGGTCGTGCTCGAATTCGGCGCGGCGTTCACCGGCTCCTGCATGGTGATCGACGGCACGCCCGGCGTGACGAGCTACACGCAAGCGTTCGCCGGCACGACAGCAATTTCTATCCCGCACTTTCTCAACTCGAACGCGGTCCTGGTTCAGGCCTTCTCAGTGGAAGGGCTCGCCGTCCAACCGGAAAGCATTACAATTCTGGATCCGAATCACGTGCAGCTCGATTTCGGCTCCGCGTTCACGGGCAGCGTTGTCGTGGTCCTCGCGGTTTACACCGCTGCATGGGTCGCGCAGACGGCCGTCATCGCGACGCACAATCTGGGCACGACCGCGGTGGAAGTGCAGTGCTATTCCGCTCTCGGGCTGCAGGTCAACCCCGAAACGATGCGCGTTACCAGCATCAACACCGTGGCGCTCAGCTTCGCGGAAGCGTTCACGGGTTACGTGGTCATTTTCGCCTCGATCAACGTCGGCGAACCGTTCATTGTTCTCGATTGGTCCGACGACGGCGGCCACACTTTCGGTGTGGAGCATTCGACATCGACGGGACTTCCTGGCGCTTACGCGACTCGGGTCGTGTGGCGGCGGCTGGGCAGCTCGCCCGATCGCGTCTTCCGCGTTCACTATATCGGCGGCGGAAAAGTGGCTTGGATCAACGCGTATCTCGAATCAACCGCGGGGAGCCGATAGATGGGGCAGACCACCGGCACTAAATTCAAGGGCTCAGCGACGGCGCTTCCAACCGTCCCGCTTCGCGCTGCCATGTTCGACGCGGTCACGGGCTCGAACGCGGTCAACCGTATCTGGTTTTTGTTCTTCCAGCAGCTCGCCGCGGCGGCGGCTGCGCAGACGAATAGTTACTCGCAGGACCTCACGCCGGCGGCGACGTCCTTCACGGTTCCTCACGAACTCGGCACGCTGAACGTGATCGCGGCGGTTTACTCGGCCGCGGGCGTTCTCACCGCGCCGCTCTCGCTCACCGTGACCGATGAGGACACCGTCACCGTCACCTTTTTGGCGCCGTTCACGGGCTACGCGGTGGTCATCGGCTAAACACAAATGAATAAACGCTCAAAGATTCTCATCCTCGCGGCTCTCGCGTGCGCCATGGCGGCGATCGGCGCGACCGTCGTCGGCTACCAGGATTGGCAGTTTCGCGCCGGCGCGCCTTCCGATCCGGGCTCGGG